CATCCGCATGAAGAAGCCGTCTTTGTCGGGAACAGGTCAAGTTCCTGACATAGGCTCCGGCTCCATTCGCATGAAGAAGATGGGGCTTTCCGGAATAGGTCAGGAGACCGAAACCGGCACCGGCTCAATCGCAATGCACAAGATGGGCCTGCTTGCTCACGGCAGTGTCGGTGTCACAGACATAGGCTCCGGCTCAATTGCCATGCACAAGATGTCCTTGTCTGCCACAGGCAAGGAGATTGACGCCGGTACCGGCTCAGTGCGAATGCGCAAGATGGGGTTGACTGGGACCGCTTCTGCGCCCCTGATCGGTTCCGCCTCTGTCCGCATGCACAAGATGACCTTGTCAGCCACGGGCAAGGAAGTCGAGACCGGTACCGGCTCCATTCGCATGAAGAAGATGGGCTTGTCAGGAGTAGCTAAGGCTCCTCTGCTAGGCACAGCTTCCGTGCGCATGCACAAGATGGGACTGCTCGCTCACGGCAGTGTCGGCGCCACAGTCATAGGTTCCGGCTCCATTCGCCTGAAGAAGATGAGCCTTTCCGGTACCGCTGTCGAGAAGGACATCGCTACCGGCTCAGTCCGCATGCACAAGATGAGTCCGTCCGGGCTTGCCGCAATCAAGATCTTCGGCACCGGCTCAGTTCGCATGCACAAGATGTCCTTGTCTATCACAGCCAAGGAACTCACTTCCGGCTCGGGCTCTGTGCACATGCACAAGATGGTCGTGTTCGGAACTTCTGCTGATCTTGCTTCCGGTTCTGTCGGAATGCACAAGATGGGCGTTCACGGCATAGTTGTCGGTACGGCTCGTGCCTCAAACCTATTCATATTTACGGCTGTCTGAAAGGAGGGACATGGCCACACCGACAGCTAGCGAACTGCGTACCCTGGCCAAACTGGGCATCGCAATGCCGGATGGTTCCTATTACATCAGGAACGCAGCCGATCTCGATAACGCCATTCTTGCCGTAGGCCGGTCGAAGCCCGGAGACGGTCAGACGGCAGAAGAGCGACGGATGGAAGTCCGGAGGCACGTCATCAAGCGAGCCAAGGCACTCAACCTGTCGAGCAAGATTCCGGACACCTGGAATCCTGACGGTTCGCTGAAGCACATGGATCTGCAGGAGTTCATCGAGCACTACGGCGTCAAAGGCATGCATTGGCGCAGTCACAAGGGAGGCGGTCTTCCGCAAGGTCCGCATCTCAAGCCAAACGCAGCTCCCGGTCAAGGCCGGCTGGCGAATCTGACTGCGGATCAGCGCAAGTTCCAGATCGACCGGCTCACAGAGCATGTGGCTGAACTGGAGAAGCAGCGAGCTGCTAATCCGAAGGCGTTCAAAGGTCACAATGACATTCTTCGCGCACGCGCGCGCCTGCACGTGATCAAGCAACAGCACGCTAAGGCAGAAGCTCAGGCGAAGGCAAAGTCGCCTGTTACCGGAGGGCATGTCCCGACGGTGCAACACGAAGATCTTGAGGCTTTCCTCGAGCACTTCGGGCGCAAGGGCATGAGGTGGGGAGTACATCTCTACGGCCCGAATCGCGGTGGTTACAGCTCGCACAAGGCTGCTGTGTCATCCACTGATCACGTGAAAGCCCATGATGCCAAAGTCAAGGCCAGAACTCATGGCACGCATGTTCTGACGAACGATGAGCTCAGATCACTAACTGAGCGCCTCAATCTCGAGCAGAGCTACAAGCGACTCACGGAGAACCCGGGCAATTACGGCCGGGGCAAAGGGCTTGTGCAAGAGGTCCTTCACGTAGGCAAGATCGGGCTCGACGCTTACAACACCGGCAAGCAGATCAAGAAAGTAATCGACGAGCTCAAGAAGTAGTACTCCGTCCAGTTCAGCACAATCCCTTGAAACGAGGAAACAATGGTGGATGTTCAGCAGCTCGCCGCGACGCAGGCCGCAGCCGATGAAGAGGCTCCGACTGGCGTATGGGCGGGAGCTCCAGCCCTTGCGGCTTCGACCGTGGCCATGACCAACACGTCAGGCCGCCGCGTCGTGGTCGGCATCAGTTCCGGCACCGTCACGGTCGTGAAGAAGAACGGCGTGACCCTGACGGCCGTCACCACCCCAGCCCAGGTCACCCTGCGGCCAGGCAGCACTCTCGCCATCACCTACAGCGTGGCACCCACGCTGCAGTGGGTTTACGAGTAGCAGAAGGGAGGATCGTCGGTGGCTTTGTCGAACACGGCAACGCCGAAGTATTATGGCGAGTTCCGTGCAGCAGTTCTCCGGGGGGACATTCCTGTAAACCAGGAAGTCTCTCTCGAGATGAACCGTATCGATGAGCTCATCGACGATCCTAACTTCTACTACGACGATGGCGCCATTGACGGTTTTATCAAGTACTGTGAGAATGAGCTCACTCTTACAGATGGTAGTGACGTTCGCATGCTTGACAGCTTCAAGTTGTGGGCTGAATCGCTGCTAGCGTGGTTCTACTTCGTCGAGAAGTCCGTCTACGTTCCCAACCCTGACGGCTACGGCGGACGCTACGTACGAAAGCGCATCTGTAAACGACTGCGAAACAAGCAGTACCTGATCGTCGCCCGAGGAGCGGCGAAGTCAATGTACGCCGAGTTCATCCATGCGTACTTCCTCAATGTTGACACGGCGACGACGCACCAGATCACCACTGCTCCTACCATGAAGCAGGCCGAAGAGGTGATGTCGCCGTTCCGGACAGCCATTACCAGATCTAAGGGTCCGCTGTTCTCGTTCCTTACCGAAGGGTCCTTGCAGAACACAACAGGCTCCAGGGCCATGCGTGTGAAACTAGCCTCGACCAAGAAGGGGATCGAAAACTTCCTGACTGGATCTCTGCTCGAGATCAGGCCCATGTCCATCAACAAGCTTCAGGGCTTGCGGGCTAAGATCTCGACAGTGGACGAATGGCTGTCCGGAGACATCAGGGAGGACGTGATTGGCGCCATCGAACAAGGTGCATCCAAGCTTGACGACTATGTTATCGTCGCCATCAGCTCCGAAGGAACCGTCCGGAACGGCAGCGGCGATACAATCAAAATGGAACTAGCGGACATCCTCAAGGGTGAATACATCAACCCGCATGTTTCCGTCTGGCACTACAAGCTCGACAATCTCGAGGAAGTAGCCGATCCTGCCACGTGGCCGAAGGCGAATCCGAACATTGGCCTGACCGTTTCGTATGAGACGTACCAGCGTGACGTTGAGCGAGCTGAAGCAGCTCCCGCTTCACGTAACGACATCCTGGCCAAGCGGTTCGGCATTCCGATGGAAGGCTTCACTTACTTCTTCACGTACGAAGAAACGCTTCCGCACCGCCGGCAAGAGTTCTGGAAGATGCCTTGTGCAATGGGTGCCGACCTCTCGCAAGGCGATGACTTCACGGCGTTCACTTTCCTCTTCCCGCTCGGCAACGATGCTTTCGGAGTCAAGACCCGGAGCTACATCTCGAGCCTTACTATGTCGAAGCTCCCCGGGGCTATGCGGCAGAAGTACGAAGAGTTCATCAACGAAGCTAGCCTCCACGTGCTTGACGGCGCAGTGCTGGACATGATGGAGGTTTACGAGGACCTTGAGCGTTTCATCATCGATAACGAGTACGATGTCCGCGCCTTCGGGTTCGACCCGTACAACGCTAAAGAATTTGTCACGCGCTGGCAGGCCGAGAACGGCCCGTACGGCATCGAGAAAGTCATTCAGGGTGCTCGAACTGAATCTGTTCCGCTGGGTGAGCTGAAAGCTCTGTCCGGTGAGCGTTTGCTTATCTTCGACCAGGCACTCATGAGCTTTGCCATGGGGAACGCTATTACCATCGAGGACACGAACGGCAACCGGAAGCTTCTGAAGCGCCACCAGGATCAGAAGATCGACAACGTTTCAGCTATGATGGACGCGTACATCGCGTACAAGCTGAACAAAGACTCCTTCGATTAGGAAAGGGGGATACGTATTGGGATTCATAAGCCGGCTGATGCACGCTTTTAACGTCTTCCAGAACAGGGACGATAATCCGGCTTCAGCATCAACTGCGGGTCTCGGTTCATCGCTAAGCGTGCGGCCAGACCGGATGAGACCGAGATACGTCAGTGAGAAGACGATCGTTTCGTCTCTCTACACGCGAATCTCGATTGATGTCGCAGCTGTTCCGATCAAGCATGTAAGAGTCGATGATGTCGGCGAGTACAAAGAAGACATCGATAGCTATCTGAACAACTGCCTGACAGTTGAACCGAACATTGATCAGGGCCCGCGACAGTTCAAGCAAGACATCGTGATGACCCTGATTGATTATGGCGTAGCTGCGATCCTGCCTGTTGATACGACGTTGAACCCGAACCTCACCGGAGGATGGGACGTCAACACCATGCGTGTCGGCCGGGTTCTGCAATGGTTCCCGCAAAACGTCATGGTTCGTGCCTACAACGAGAACAGCGGCGTTCAAGAGGACGTGATCGTCCCCAAGGGTAACGTCGCAATCGTGGAGAACCCGTTCTATTCGATTATGAACGAGCCAAGTTCCACGCTTCAGCGCCTGCTACGGAAGCTCAGTCTTCTTGACGCAGTCGATGAGCAGAGCGCGTCAGGGAAACTTGACTTGCTCATTCAGCTGCCCTACGTCATCAAGACGGAGACTCGCAGAGCAGAGGCCGAGAAACGGCTCAAGGAAATTGAATTCCAGCTAAAGGGAACGCAGTACGGCATTGCCTATGTTGATGGCACCGAGAAGATTACTCAGCTGAATCGACCGGCCGAGAACAATCTGATGGCGCAAATCGAGTTTCTGACGAAGATGCTTTACAGTCAGCTAGGCTTGACCGAAGAGATCATGAACAACACTGCTCCCGAAGAAGTAATGGTCGGTTACTACAACCGCACAATCGAGCCACTCCTGGCTGCCATCACTGAAGCAATGGCGCGGACCTTCCTCACCAAGACGGCGAGAGCTCAGGGTCAGGCCATCATGTACATCAGAGACCCGTTCAAACTGGTTCCGGTGAAGGACCTGGCTGAGATTGCCGACAAGTTCACGAGGAACGAAGTGCTGTCCTCGAACGAGATGCGCAGCATCATCGGCAAGCCACCTTCCAAGGATCCGAAGGCAGACCAGCTGCTGAACAAGAACATTCCAGCAGCCTATGCCGAACTGCCTAAGAACGGCGTTGCACTCGGAAGGCCTAAACTTCCGTCAAGATCGCCGTTCCCGCAGATTCCGGCGAGTCCACAAGTTCCAGCTATTACCCAAGGAGTGAACAGTCAAAATGGCAGCAGGCAAGCCTGACTTCACTGGGTATGTCACACGATACGGGGTCAAGTGCTCTGACGGCCGAACGATCCAAGCTCACGCCTTCAAGCACAACGACGGAGCTCAGATCCCCCTTGTGTGGCAGCACCAGCACAACGATCCGAACAACATCTTGGGTCACGTGATTCTTCGTCATGTCGAAGACGGAGTTCGTGGCGATGCGTACTTCAACGACAACCCCACGGGGCAGAACGCGAAGAACCTCGTCAAGCACGGTGACATCAAGAACCTGTCGATCTACGCCAACCAGCTGACGGAGAGGCAAAAGACCGTCTTCCACGGGAACATCCGTGAGGCCAGTCTTGTTCTCGC